GTAATTTGTGTTATATTCATTGGATAAAGGATAAGATGGATCGTATACTATCTTCAACCTTCCTTTATGAAAAGATGAAGCAACAACCTGAAAACGAAATTTCATCGTACCTCGCCAATGTTTAAACGGTAAAGCAGCAAAACAACAAGCGGGCATGTGAAACTCCTTGACTGTTGCTGGAGTCAATTCGCTCCAAATAACAGGAGACACTTCAGTATTCCATAGAAGTGTCTCTGTGCTATCAGCGACTTGCCAACCAAATTGAGTCAAATAACTTTCTCTCATGGCAATAGATTTGATTGTCATCTCATCCGTGCCATCAAGACCAAAAGTCCGAGTGTCACAAGTTAGTTCTTGTTTTGCGTCCAATGTGAGTTTCGTACAAGAATCCGGTAAATTAGTATTAGCTAAATTGCCCATATAAGTGGGACGATATGGGACAATATCATTAATAACTGCTGGTCGCGAAAAGCCAAAAGTTTTAGCTATTGACGACAAGGCATTCGCCGCCAATTGTGTCGCCTTTGCGTAAACACCTATCCCGGGTGCATCCGCTAACGCACCAGCAGCACGTGCTACAATACTAGCGGGTTTGGAAATCATTCCTTGCCCATACTCATCACCTGCTTGTGCTTCGTATTTAGTTTCAGAATCATCCTTAACTTGTATGACTTTCGTTTTATTACAACATTTAGAAGTCATCGCAAGTTGCGGACATGGAATTTTAGAAACCACATCTCCTGGCACATAACCTGCCTGTGCTACATACTCACCTGCTTGTGGAGTGAGAGCTCCTGGTTCATTTGCTGTTGGTACTGCTAGGGTAACGTCAGATGCCCATACAAATACACTCACAGTAACAGAATCAGTAGCCCCGTTGGCATGCTTCAAATTTTGCATACCATGTATTATTATATCACCCATATCCCTCCAATCTTGATCCGGGATGCTCAATGCATTAGCTTCCCAAACAAATGGTAATGTAAGTTCGCCACCTTGCGACTTTGTTGGGTCAAGATAAACATGGGGTCTCTGGCTTGCAGCCACAACGTCTTCCTGGAAGAAAGCTCTGTCCTTTGTAAAATCATCGAAATTATGTAGCGGGATATAGGACGCTATTGCCCTTCCGTAGTGGAAACCATTACCATTCAACATAAACTTCACATGTAATTTACACCTTAACAAATTATAATTGGTAATGCGATTAATCACTCGAGGATTCTCAAAATAATCCTGCCAAGGGTTAAAGGTCTCAAACAAATTAGTACCTGTCCCCCAGCTATAGGACTGTGTCTTTATAGGACGAGAAAAGAAATTCTCTAAGTGATCATCGGTCGTGTCTGCTGTCATGAAAGTCGAGTCCAAATCAGAACCAACAATATAATTATAGTCAGCTTGTTGGTCTGCAAATGTTACGATTTCATGCTTTTGTTCTAAACTTTGTTCATTTATTTTTACATTAAAACGAGTAGTAATTCATTTAAATACAAACTACGCTGGTGAATCAGCCAACGCAGCAGTCAACGGTGATTGTCGAAGCGGCTAACTTCTCCCCTAAATAGGGGTATGGGACGGGGCCCATGCCTATGTGTGCAAAGCCTTTATACATGTTCTAAGTTCACGGTTGACGACTATACACATAATATGGTATCCATATACACACACCTATTTTTATAATCATGAGCGGATAGGTCCACTCAGAGGGACGCTTTTATGTTAGCCCGAACAGCTCCTTAAAGAAGACTTCTTCACTACCTTTGATTAGATGATAAACAAGGCGTATCATCAAAATCACATATTGCCCTGCGGCTGCCTGGTAAAACCAATCCCAGAACAACCAATAGGCTCCACCAAAATTGATCAACTGCCAAATTAAAATGTAGTGATACCAACACCATGTTGGAATTTTAAATGAAACCATTCTCTTCTGCCAAGCATAATGAAAATAGAAAATGGCGGGAGCGCTAAGGAGTTTTATCCAAGGTGTTTCCCACCAAAAGAATCCAGTAGTTCCATTGCAGTGATCGTAGGGAGAGAGCACAAAGAATTCCTCTCCACAATAGGCGGCAACTGCCACAATCGGATGATAAATAGCCTGCATGTAATTGAC